CATAGCAACTTGCGCGGCTCGCCGCGCAAGTTGCTATGGGCGATCAGGCACCCCTGCAAATCCCTGTTCAAATCGAATTAGCAGTCGAACTGCCGGTGCCGACCAGCTGGTCCAACAAGCGACGGCTTGCCGCGCTTGCCGGTGCAATTGTGCCGACCTCCAAGCCCGATATCGATAACTATGTGAAGACGGCGCTTGACGCGATTAACACCATCGTCGTCACCGACGATGGCCTAGTCGTAGAGATACGGGCCCGTAAGCGGTTCAGCGACCAGCCCAAGCTGACAGCAATCATCGTTCCACTCGACGCAGCTGCTTCGAATTCGCGATCTCACAGCGCGAAGCCGTCACCGTCGCACAAGAGGCTCCAAGAGGTGTGATATGAAACCCTATCAAGTTAGCGCCACGCTCTTGCCGATCGTCGTGATGCACGGAGCTCCTGGCATTGGCAAAACAACGACGGCGGCGAAATTTCCAAATCCAGTATTCATCCAGACCGAGGACGGCTGCCCGAGCGGGTTAACGATTTCGAGCTTCGGATTGTGCGACAGCTTCACCAGCGTCATCGAGGCGCTGACCTGGCTGGGTAAAGAAACTCACGACTATCAGACGTTGGTTATCGATAGCCTCGATGCGCTCGAGCCGCTCGTACAGGCTGCACTGTGCGCTGATCGCGGCTATGCCTCGGTTGAAGCCCCAGGATTTGGCAAAGGCTACGTCGAGCTCGATAAGTATTGGCTCGACTTTCTTCGCGGCTGTAACTGGCTGCGGCGCCAGCGCAACATGATCATCGTGATGATCGCACACAGCGAGATCATCATGATCAATAACCCGCGCACCACGGCGTATTCTTCATATGCGCTGCGGCTGCATAAGCGGGCACGGGGATTGGTCGAGGACAACGCCGATTTGATCGGCTTCCTGGCAACCGACATCGTTATCAAAAACGAACAGGGTGGCTTCGGAAAAACCCGCGCGCGGGCCGATGGCGGCAATGCTCGCTGGCTGCACTGCGACCCGCGCCCAGCATTCACGGCGAAAAACCGGTTCGGCATGCCCGAACGGGTCTTGGTCCCCCTAAGCTTCGACTACCAATCAACGCTCGGCAAGTTTTTTCCGACTCCGCGGCCGCAGGTGGAGTGTGTGCGTACGACTGCGGCATCCGAAACTGTAACTGAAACGATGGCATCGAAGATGGTGGCATCAAACAAGGGAGATAATTCATGATTGAAAGCTATCACGACCAATTGCCCGAGATGTTCGATCCGGGCGCCCAGGAGGGCACGAAATTCGAGCCTATTCCTAGGGAGTGGTACTCCGCGCACATCACCGAAGTCGAAGTGCGCGACGCTGCTAATGGCAACGGCAACTATCTGTTTGCGGTGTTTGAGATCACCGAAGGTGATCACAAGGGCTGTAAAATTTTCCAAAACGTGCCGCTCACCAATACGAGCCAGCAGGCGGTTGAGATCGGTCGCAGGCTCTTGACCGATATTTACCTTGCCTGCGGTGTCACGGGGCCGACGCAGGACATCAACGTGCTCCTGTACAAGCCGGTTAAAATCCGTGTCAGCATTAAGCACGATCCCGAGGGGGTGTATGAGGATGGCAATCGCGTGAATGCGGTGCGGCCGTACGACTACGAGCCGCCCAAGCGCAGGCGTTCTGCTTCATCTGCTTCAACACCAGTGTCGGCGGCGCCGGCTAATTCAACACCAGCGTCGGCACCCTGAAGGGCGATCGTCCTTGGGCGCAGAAGTGATGGATCGCTGTGAGGACGATCGCCGATACATAACCAAGACCGGCGATCGTCGCTCACGACGAACACGCACATGCTTACACTGCGTCAATACCAAGAAGCCGCGCTCCGCGAGTTGTTTGTCTTTTGGCGTAACGGCGGCGGTAATCCGCTGATCGCGATGGCCACGGGTACTGGCAAGTCTGTGGTCATTGCATTTTTAATTAAGCAATTGTTGACCGACTATCCCAACATGCGCGTGCTGGTGACCGCGCCCAATCGCGAGCTGCTCGAGCAGAACATCCGCGAGCTGCAGAATATCTGGCCAGAAGCGCCGATCGGCATCAACTGCGACGGGCTCGGCTGCCGCGACACTGAAACGCAAATCCTCTTTGCCACGGTCAACTCGGTTTATCGTAATCCGCAAGCAATCGGTGAACGGCATCTGGTCATCATCGATGAAGGGCACCTGATCCCGCACGGGGACCAGGGCATGTATCACACTACGCTGAGTAGTCTGCGCGAACTCGCACCCGATCTTCGCGTCGTCGGGCTAACCGCGACGCCGTTTCGCCTCGACAGCGGACACCTGTGCGAAGGCGATGGGCATTTGTTTGAGAAGGTGGTTTTTGAATACACGATCGGTGAAGGTATCAGTGACGGCTGGCTGGCGCCGCTATCGTCGAAGGCAACTAGCAAGGCGGCAACAATCGATGTCAGCGGCGTAGGCAAGCGTGGTGGCGAATACATCGCCGAGCAACTCGAGGCCGCGGCGATCCGCAACAATGCCGTCGATTTGGCCTGCGACGAGCTCGCCACCTATCAGGGCAAGCGCCGGGCCTGGCTGGTCTACTGTGTTGGCATCACCCATGCCGGCCTGGTTCGCGACGCGCTGCGTGCCCGCGGCGTTCATACTGAGATGGTGCTAGGCGAGACCCCAGACCAAGAGCGTGACCGCATCATCGAAGACTTCCGCGCTGGCCGATTGACTGCGTTGGTCAGCGTCAACGTCCTGTCCTACGGCTTCAATGTCCCGCACGTCGACCTCATTGCGATGCTGCGTCCGACCTGTAGCGCCGGACTTTATATTCAGCAGGTTGGCCGCGGAACGCGCAAAGCAGACGGTAAAGAGAATTGTGTGGTGCTCGACTTCGCCGGCAATGTTCGTCGCTTCGGACCGGTGGACAATGTTCGCATCAAGACCAAGGGCAGCAGAGAGGGCCAGACACCAACCAAGACCTGCCCGGAATGCAATGAGATCGTACTGCTAGCCGCGACTGAGTGCCCGAGCTGCGGTCATCAATTCCCGCGCAGTATAGAGCCCAAACATGCGGCTTATGCCGACACCGCGGCAATCCTCAGCCCGCCGCGCGTCGTGTCCGATTGGCTCGAGGTCGAAGATATCGAGTATTGCTACCACCACAAGGAAACACCATCGCTGCGGGTAACCTTTCAATGCGGGGTGCAGAATTTTGCCAAGTGGGTGTGCCTCCAACACACCGGATATGCCCGCGCCCAAGCTGAACGGTTCTGGCACGTCTTGAGCGATGGCACTCCGGTGCCGGCGACCGTCGATGAAGCGCTACAGCGCCAGGATGAGCTCGCCTGGGTAACGCATATTCGCGTGGCACCCGAAGGCGACCGCTATTGGCGCATCATTGGCTATCGCATCAACGACGAGAACTACGACGGCAATCTGCGCCGTGCGATTGCGTGGGGCCGACCGGAGATCAATGACAGCATTCCATATTAGAGGCCGGCCATGGATGCCGATCGGTATATTCCGAGCGAGTTGCCCGATCTTCGCCGCGTCGGTCTGGTGGCGATTGACGGCGAGGAAAAGGACAACGGGCTGGCGAGTGATCGTGGCTCGGGTTGGCCATGGCGTGACGGGCATGTCTGCGGGATTAGCGTGGCCTATCGTGTTGATGGGCAAGTGCACGGGCACTATTTCCCGATGCGCCATCCTGACACCCAGAATTTTTCGCCCGAGCAGGTCTACGCCTGGCTTGCGGATCATGTCGCCTCTGAGCTTCGCTTTCTTACCCATAACGGACCGTTCGATTGGGGTTGGTTTCGCGCCGAAGCTAACATTCGCATGCCGCCGGGCGGGCGGCTCGAGGAGCTGGGTGCGCTCGCGACGCTGACCAATGAAAATCGCCATGACTATGGGCTCGACGCGCTGTCCAAGTCTTGCGGCTTCACCGGCAAGGACGAGACTTTGCTGCGCGAGGGCTGCGCCGCGCTGAACCTGATTACCAACAAGCGCAAGAAATTCCGACCGCAGAATTATCTCTGGCAGTTGCCGGCGCGCTATGTCGCACCATATGCGGTAGCCGACGCTATCAACACCTTGCTGGTGTACGAGCAGCTCGATCCGATCCTCGACCAAGAAAACACACGCGCAGCCTACCGGTTGGAACGCGATCTGATGCCCCTGGTCGTCGAGATGCGCGCACGGGGAATTCGTGTTGATATTCCCGCTGCCGAACGTGCCCGCGACTATCTGCTCGGCAAACGCAATGCCGCGCTCGCTCAATTATCCGATAAGCTCGGCGCACCAATCAGCATGGCTGAATTGAACCGGAACAAGTGGAAGGAAAAAATCTTCGACCGCGAAAAAGTTGCCTACCCGCACACCGAGAAAGGCAATCCCAGTTTCACTGGCGACTGGATGAAGGGGCATGAACACTGGCTGCCACAACTGATCTGCGAAGCGGAAAAGTATCATCTTGTCGGCGACACGTCGTCGGCAACTACATTCTCGGGCACATAGTCAACGGCCATGTTCATGCCGAGATTCATCCGTTCAAGACCGAAGATCATGGTGCGAAGTCGTTTCGGTTTGCATACTCTGATCCACCATTGCAATTGATGTCGGCGCGCGACGAGGAGTTTGCGCCGATCATCCGCGGGCTATTTTTACCAGACGAGGGTGAAATCTGGGCAAAGCCTGATACCAGCCAACAAGAATCTCGTATCGCTGTGCATTACGCGGCAGTCCACAACATACCCAAATCTGACATTGCTGTGCAGCGCTATCGCGACGATCCCGACACCGATTTCCATCTCTTGACAGCGCAGCTCACCGGCCTCGAGCGCAAAGATGCTAAGAACGTCAACTTTGCCAAAATATACGGCGCCGGTGTGCACAAGTTCGCCGTAATGACTGGCTTGCCACTCAAAGAAGCCCGCAAACTCTACGAGCAATACGATCGCGAGCTGCCATTTCTGCGCGCGCTCAGCAAGGCGTACGAATATCTTGCGCACCAGCAAGGCTACATCACCCTGTACGACGGAGCCCGCCGCCATTTCAATCTGTGGGTCCCCGGCGGCAAATGGGAAAAAGGTGCCGGGCCGTGTGAGCGCGAGGAAGCTGAGCGCCGTCTCGCTGATCCAGAACATAAATGGTTCGGCAAGGGTCGACTTTATCGCGCCGATTGCCGCAATGCATTGAACGCCGTCGTTCAAGGTACGGCGGCACGTCACACCAAGCTGTGGATGCGTGCTTGCTGGCGCGAAGGTATCGTTCCGCTGCTGCAGATGCACGACTGTCTCGATTGTTCAGTGGCAACACGCGAACAGGCGGAGATGGTGGCACAGCTCTGTGTCGAGGCGGTGCAGCTTAAAGTGCCCATGCGCTGCGATCTTAAGTTCGGCCGCAACTGGGGCGATGCCAAGCACAGCTGGGAGGAGCTCTCAATATCTGGCGAAGCAGCACCCGCATCAATATCAATATCCGCGTCCGTATCAACATCTGAGCTTGAGCCAGCCGCCGAACCCAGGCCCGAGCTCGAGCCGGCCGCTGTGCAGGGTAACGGGCATGACCAATCCAAGACTGAAGAGGTGGCGGCTACAGGTGGCCCGTACGCACAGCATGCGGAGACGTTGATCGCGCGCGGCTATGCCGCGGTGCCAATCATGCTTGGCACCAAAGCCCCCGGATTTTTTTGTGCCGGATCATGGATGCCATTGCCGGCGTGGCAACGCCGCTTCCTGAACAAAATCCCGAGCCGGCAGCAGCGTGAGCTCTGGAGCAAGGGAGAAACCGGTATTGGCGTTGTCGGCGGCCGCGCCTCGCATGGTTTGATCGGCATTGACGTCGACACCGACGATCCCCCGATCAAGACTGCGCTCATAGCGGCATTGCCCGCGACCCCCGTTCGCAAGGTTGGCGCTAAGGGCGAAACTGCGTTCTATTACGGCCCGGATATTTCCGCCTCACGCTCCTGGAACATTGCTGGCAAGCGGGTCTGTGATCTTATTGCCGACGGCCGGCAAACGGTGCTGCCGCCGACAATTCATGCCGACACTAAAGCACCCTATCGCTGGCTTGAGCAGCCGCTCGAGGCATTCAAGCCGGAAGAATTGCCGCGTCTGCCCGCGGATATTTGCGACCGGATCAATGCCGTGCTGCAGAGCTTCGGTTGGCAGCCTGATCCCCCGCGGCCAAGTGGCAATGGTCAGGACGATGCCGACGATGTCAGCCCGCATCGCCAACTCAACAACTTCGCCCTGGCGCATCTAGAACGCTGGGCGCCCAAGCTTCAGCTCTACAAGTGTCGGCCTGCACGCGGTGGTTATGAAGCAGTTGCGCACTGGCGCGAATCATCAACCGGCCGCGAGCTCGAGCTGCGAAAACGCAATCTCAGTATCGTGCCCAAGGGCATTAAGGATTTTGGCGATGGTCGCAATGGCGGCACCGGCGTCACCTATACGCCGCTCGACTTAGTGATGGCTGCCTGCGACTGTGATCTCGATACTGCGTTTGGATTTCTCAGCCAGCAAACTGGATGGGCCGGAGGCTTCTCTGTCGATGTCGATGAGCCAGATTTGGAGTCTGTGTCCAAGCCTGTTGCAGAGCCACCAACTGAGGCGCCTGCTGAGACAAAACCCGAGGTCAAGGCTGACAGCCGCGGTACCCGCGTTGATCCCAATTGGCCGATGCTCGGCAAAGACGCCTACTATGGGCTTGCCGGCGAAGTGGTGCACGCGCTCTTACCCAACACCGAGGCCGATCCCGCGGCGCTACTGCTGCAATATCTCGCCTGCGTCGGCAACGTGATCGGCCGCAAGCCGTTCTATCGGCAAGCGAGTGTCAACCACTACTCGAACCTATTCGTTGTCATCACCGGGCGCACGGCGCGCTCACGCAAGGGCACATCGGCGCAGGACATCCGCACCGTCATGGAGAGTGCCGATCCTGATTGGGTACGCGACAACATCAAGAGCGGCATCAGCTCGGGTGAGGGCATTATCGAGATGGTGCGCGATGCCCGGTTCATACTACAGAGGGGTGTGTGGGTCTGTTCCGCGGCAGCTGTCGAGGACAAGCGCTTGTTACTCGATGAGCGCGAATTTTCCTCCGCCCTCGCGAAGATGCAGCAGCAGACCAACATCGTCAGTGAGATTTTGCGCAAGGCATGGGACTGCATTCCGCCGATCCTGGAAACTCCAACCAAGCACAACCCATCTCGGGCAACCGAGCCGTTAATCTCGCTGGTCGCCCATATCACGCTCGACGAGTTGCGACAGCGGCTCGACGGCCTGTCGATCACCAACGGCTTCGGAAACCGCTTCCTGTATAGCTGTGTTGACCGTAGCAAGCTTTTGGCGCACGGCGGCAACCACGACCCCGCCGTGATTGACGCGCTGGGGGCGCGGACGCGCGAGGTGATCGAGGCCGCACAGGGACGAGACCGGATCACTATGACCGCAGAGGCCGCTGCGCTGTGGGTGGAGACCTATAACGCCATTGAAGCGGGCCCAATCACATCAGGGCTGATCGACCACATCACGACGCGTGCGGCGCCGCAGATGTTGCGGCTGGCAATGATTTACGCCCGCTCGACGGATCGGCGGAGATCGAAACACAGCATCTCAATGCGGCAAAGGTGCTCTGGCAATTCTGCGAGGCGTCAGCGCGCTATATCTTCGAAGATCTCAGCACCGATCGCATTGCTGACACGATCATACAGGACCTGGAAGACATTCGCCCTGGCGGTATGAGCCGCAGGGAACTTATCCGTGACGTGTTCGGCGGGAACGTGCGCGTGCACGAAATTATAACGGCGCTGCGCAAGCTACGGGCTGCCGGTAAGGTTCGCCATGAAATGCAGAAACCGCCAGGCAGGGGTCGGCCAGCTGAGGTGTGGTTTGCTACCTGATGGAAGGTCCGTTTTTTGAGCTTGTGAGGCAAAAAATGGGTACGGAATTTGTTCGTACAGGGCGAATTTGTTCGTACATTCGTACGGGCTACTAGTCGCCCGCTTCAACCAATTCGAAAGGATTTAGTGATTCGCTTTCGTCGCCAACGACTGGCGAGGGAGGCAATCATGGCTGCGAAGGAGA